TAAAAAGTCCTGCCGAATTTTTCATTTTAATTTTTTTTTTACATTATTTTTAAACACTTACACAAAAAAAAATACATGTATTTGTAAAGGTACGCGCGTGAATGTAATAAAAATAATAAAATATAAAACGTGTATATATATATAATATTTTATTTTTAAAAGATTAGATAAATTTATTATATAGTTTTATTATATATTTTTTAAAACATAATAATACAAAGGTTCGGTTATAGTGTTCACACAATTAGGTTCACATTTGACATCAAGCAGATATTTTTCGATTTGTACAAGTAAATCTTCTTCACGCCATTCACAAGCTATCACGGGTATAAAGTTCATTTTGAATTCGTGCAGCCGATTTGATGTTTTTTCCAATACACGGGTCCGAGTGAAAGATTTGTAATTGATGTTGCAATCATCACATCCAGTCGACAAGCCTTTGCAACCGTAACAACCGTATTTTCTGTTTCCGCAACACAAGTATTCCAAACTGCCACATTTTTCGCATTTAGTGTCAATCACGTGTGCAAATTCAATTTTAGCGTTTACACTATACAAAACGTACAGGCACAAAAGATTTTCATCAACGTCGGCTCTTACAAAACTTGAGGGCAAATCTTTTAATTTGGTCGATTTTATTAGACGACAAATATTTTCCATTTCCGTACAATTAATATTATTCATTTTGTCGTGAAATATGTGTTTGAACATAATAAAAATGTCGATTAATAATGACAATGATGTATATGTTGCAAAATCTGCAATTTTGTGTTTTTTTTACAAACATAACATTTCTTTTTAAAGTGAATCGTTATCTGATAATAACGACGTCGAGGTCAAATGAACTATTCGTTTGCCGTAATGAGTGCCCGTGTGCACGCGTTTTCCTCGCAAGTAGTCCATGCTAATTTCGTTATCGCAATCGATCAGTCGATTGTGTTGTGCGGCACGTTTGATGGAGTTTAATCGACGCGTTGACAATTCTAGCGGATTGTACAATTGGGATTTTTCTAAAGTGAACGAATTCAAATGCCCGCCATTGAACCATTCCAGCGCCACAATTGTGTACAATAAAAACAACGTTTCCGTGTCTTTGTTGTCGAACACAAATTTGTTTTTTAAACAATAATAATAAAATTTGAGTGAATTGTACAAGTAGAACATAAAGTTATTTTGTTTCACATAATGTTCTACATCGGTGACAAAAAGCACGTTCACAATTTTCTCGGCAATGAGACGTTTCAATTTTTTCAAATATACAAACGAATTCTTGTCCTCGTCCACTTCGATGAGCAATACGTACGGTGTTTTTTTGTTGACGATCACACGAAAATTGTTCTCCTCGTTGGTGAGCGTTTTTACAAGGACCGACCAATATGCGGCAGCAATTTCCAAACACACATATTTTTGCGTAAACGTGTGCCTTTTGATTATTTCACTAATGGTCGTGAGGGATTGTAGATATTTTTCAAACGTCGCCGACTCCCATCCGCGCACCGACGATTCCTCAACGTTGCCGCTATTACTCGTATCGGGCTGGTGTTTAAAATCGAGACCGCTCTGAATAAGTTTGGTGGTGATGCGAATGCTCAACTGTTGACCCAATGTATATTGATCTTCGTAGCCACGCTCCCACATCACGTTGCACGCAAACTTAACCAAGTCGCCGACGTCTCGTTGACGCAATATGCGGCGCAAACGCGCCACATCTCCCTTGTGCCAACGGTCGCGACACACCAGTTTCAACATATTTTTTTCGTGGCCGCTCAATTGGCCGGCGCGCGTTAATTCTATATAATCGTCGATGTCGTCGGGCGTCGTGTCCGTCATTCGAGTGAAGCAATCAAAATTGAACACTTTGACGGTGAACACAAAACGTATAAATCCGTCGTGATTGATTTGGCGTTCTAGGTGCACCGTTTGTCGAGGCAAACTTGTGTCGGCGCCGCTCAAATAGACCGCGTACGCAATCAATGGCACCTCGTTTAGTTTGCACACTTGTGGCAAAAATTGACTAGTGTATTGTACAATTGTAGCAAACGACGAGACCGTCATTATACAATGAATAATAATAATAATAATAATAATAATAATAATAATAATAATAATTGTTTGCTGCGGCGAGCGACAATTGTGAAAAAGAGTGAGTTTGAATTGCGGCTAGCCCGTGTCGCCACTATAATTGCAATGATGCAGCGCACAATGGAGGGATGGTGTACGCAATGCGACATCGACACGCTGCACGTGAGCGACGACACGGCAGCGTGGATTTGCGGACGGGCGCGTCAATGCGCTTTTGTGTCGTTTCGAGTGCACATTGCGCGTTTTCCTCACCCTTGCGTCGCTCTCGAACACTTTGGTTTCGAAGAGAGTTTACGACAAAAATGTACGAAAAGTAATCGTTACACCTACATGAATTACACGCTATTCACGGGAATTGTGGCTTTGCGTTTAGTGGTGTATACTGGTAGTGACGTAAACACAATGTTTACCGACGGATTGCCATATTTCATTGATTGCAATCACCACAGTGTGTTTGTGAGAAATAGCGGCGACGTTGTTTTACAATTGGACGAATACGAACAGGCAATCGAAAATGCTATATACCAAAGTGTAGGGGGATCGTTTGATGAGAAAATTATTAAAGTTGTTGAGATAAAATAATAATGTCTTTTATTGTATTAATGTCAAATTAACAAAATAACAATATATTTAACGTTGCAATGTGTTGTTCAATCTGGCAATTTGACGTTCAGTCATCGAACATTGTACCGCTTCCATTAACTGCTCCTTGGTTAAATTTTCCAAAAGGGTGATTTTGTTGTGGCGAGCTCGATACTTGTCTCGGGGCAACGCTTCTTTTACTTTGTTCAACACGTTCATGGCGTTGGGTACATAATCACTCTTGAACACCACATCACTAGAGCCCAAACGCTTAATGCTGCGATCCAATGAACGCCTTTGTGCACGCAAAAACGCATACTCTTCATTGCCCAGCGCACACACCGCCAACGAATGCAACAGCTGCGGATCGGAGGGTTTGGCTATCACGTCTTGGGCGATGTCGGCCATTCGATTGGCCAGTTGAGCGGTTTCTTTTCTTGCATTTTCTGCGTCTTTTCTAGCCTCGTTCAACATGTTGTTGGCTTGCACCAAACCCGTGTTGGCCGCAACGATAGCGTTGGCTAACGTAATTAATTTTTCATTTGTTTCAGACAATTTATTATTGGATTCGGTCAAAGCAATAGTTAAATTTTCAATTTTACAATCTTTTTCAACAATAACAGATTTTATTGTATCAATGTCCATTTCAACGGCCGGCTGATATTTACCGGTGCATAAGACTTGAGGAATCACCTCCTCCAGCAGCCACTCCTGCAACTCGACGGCGTGGGGCAGTTTGCTTTTCATGATCAACTGCACCACGCCCGCTTTGGTCACGAGCACTGTGTGCGGGTGTAGATAGAGAGGATCACCCTGTTTCACCAGCGATTCTGAACCAAGGGTAGCGTTTTGCGACCCTTGCTCATATACATATTTATATTTTTCGTCGACGTGTTTATTAATGGCATCTTTAGTGTTTGTATATTTTAAACACTCGGCAATATCTTTGGCCACGAATTTAACAACATTATTATTTTCAACGATATATCTCAACTTAAACAATTCTTCGCCAAATTTGAACTTTCCGATCTGAACGGTCATTGTAATTTACAAAACGTGCAATTATAACGAATCACAATATTAAACTGAATTAGCTACGATTGTACATTACAAATACAAATGAATATGTAACACACAATGAATAAAAAAATGATGTCATTGCTTAATTCAACACATCAATTAAGATATTATTTTGTTTTACCAGTCATTCTGAGCCAGACCGTCCAAAACGGACAATCTGATATAATATGTACACGTTCGTTGACACGTATTTTTTAACTTTAAAAATCGACTCAAAAAATTCGTGTTGACAATCAAAATTAATTTGATCGCTTAAAAATTATAATACGATTGTGCATTACAAATACAAATAAACGTGTAACATACAATAGAAAAAATAATATCATTTATAATGATATCATTATTAAATGATTGTGCAATAATTAAAAAAAATGATGTCATTGCTAAATAATAATTGTGCAATAACAAAATTACCGTTATGATCATGTGTACTTTATATTCAGCGAATTGTTTTGATTTAATAGCAATTCTGAACCAGGGATACTGTTTTGGTATCCCTGCTCATAGGTATTTTTTTTTATCATGTCTCTGGCTACGAATTTAATTTGAAATATGTACACGTCCATCGACATGTATTTTTTAGCTCTAAAAATTAACTCAAAAAACTCGTGTTAACGAACATGATTAATTTATACGATGGTGCGTTACACATAGAAATAAACGTGTTACACGCGATGGAAAAATGATGTCATTAATCATTGCTTTGTGCAATAATAATAATCATTACATTATGAAGATACAGTGTTTTTAAAGAAGACCGACCAAAACAATCGGTCTGATTCATATATTATGAGGCAAGAAGAGGCGCAAAACGTTACTTTTGCTTATGAAAGTGTGTAAATAAAATAAATTATGTTGTGCCACTAACAATTATAAAGCAAAAGTGTCTGCCAGACACCCTTGGTCAAAGTTAAACGCGTAAACAATAATGTTATCGTATCATTATTATAAATTATTTAAACGGCTTCAATATACAAACGAATTTAGTTGTTGATTAGGCACTATACAGACACGCGATTCAAACAAAAATGTCAACAATTCAACAATTACCACAAGAGGTTTTTGATACGATCGTGTCGAAACTAACCAATTGGGAAGAGGTTTGTAATTTATTGGAGGCAACAAATCGAGTGTGTTATCGAAGCAAACATTTCAAACCGTCCAGCTTTTTGTTGAATAGTTTCAAAAAAGAATACACACGCTTATACGATGCGTACAGTGTGTACGCCGAAATCGAGTTTAGCGTACATGTCCATCATAAATGCAACGAATGCAATAAATTTCAATGCGAAAAAGTTGCAAAATTTGTTCGCCGACAACGCCTTATCAGCGGTTGTTATGCGTGCAAAGGTGCCGGATGCGAAGACTGT